AATATTATAACAGGACGCGCGTGTCGGGGGAATGACATCAGCTGCCACGTAGATCGGTGTCACAAGTATATATGCGACACTAATACTAGGGGATAAATGAATTTGACCCCAATCGGTGTCGCTAGAGAGAGAAACTCCAACTTCTCTCTAGAATTCCAACAGCTGCAACACTATCAAGGCCTTTGCTTCTGGCTTAAATAAGAATACCCTTATTTAAGCATAAGGGATGGATCCTAAGTTAACTTTTTTACTATAAAATATTTTGAGAACTGAAAATCTTCTACCAAGCAAGATAACCACACTTGTATCTGAATATTGCTCTATTCAGGTTTGTTTTTAAGTTGCTTATTTTGCATAGCATGCAACAGCTCTCCAGTTGCCATATAGTCAAGAAGCTACTTGTTGTGCACATTATTTTGTTTATTGCAATTAGCCTTGTATCGGAGTATAAATCTCCGAATGATGCCGCTGCGCGGCCAACTAAGAATAAATTATTAGTTTATATTTGCAGGATCAAGGTCAACAAAAATCGCATTATACTATTCAGTTGTAGACGGGTGTGTGTTACACATGGAGACATACTCTGGAGCACTGGTCACAAACAAGTATATTCAATCAAAGCGATGCGAATACCGTCTGACAAACAACGAAACTCCAATTACTCTTCAATTTCCGTCGTCAATAGAACAAGCAGCAGTTAAAATGCTGGGAAAATGCATGAAGGTTGACCATATAGTAATTGAGTATCGTAACCAAGTACCTTACAATGCAACTGGAAGTGTCATCGTCACTATACGTGACACAAGATTAAGCGATGATCAGGCTGCACAGGCAGCTTTCACATTCCCCATTGGATGTAACGTAGATCTGCATTACTTTTCATCCTCATTTTTCTCCATCAAAGATGAGACGCCATGGGAGCTTCTATACAAAGTAGAAGACTCAAACGTCAACGACGGCACAGCATTTGCCCAAATAAAGGGCAAGTTGAAGTTATCGGCGGCAAAACATTCGACAGACATTAAATACAAACCGCCAACAATAAAAATATTGTCCAAAGACTACACAGCGGATTGCGTGGACTTTTGGTCTGTCGAGAGGCCCAAACCCATCAGAAGACTATTAACACCAACGCCAGGATGTGGTCCTGATGGGCTACAGCGCCAAAGGCCCATGTTATTACAGCCTGGGGAGACATGGGCCACACGGTCCACAATTGGACGCAGCACGTCAATGCGGTATCCAGACAACAATATAATGGGCCTTGAGCACAGGACAATCTCGTCCGACGCAGAATTTCCTCTAAAACACATGCACAAATTACCTGAGTCGTCATTAGACCCGGGAGACTCAGTCTCACAGGCGCAAACCAATCCGGTTACAAGAGCGGACATCGAGAGCATTATCGAAACAACCATTAACAGGTGTTTGGTTACGCAGAGATCAAATGTATCCAAACCATTGTAATTAAACACACAAAATGAATAACATCATTTTATTATCCCATGTAACGGAGTTCAAATTGTACAAATGGTTCACACTTAAGGCTATGCAATGAAACAAATGCATAGCTTACAATTATTGCATTTTTGGCAATATTTCTATAATTGCCCCCACAATTACCCTCTTCAGCGTCTTTAAATGACGCCCACAATGGATACCTCCCGTTGGATAGCTTAAGGTCTAACTTGAAAGGGATGTCTACCGCATCCAAACCACAACTTACAAATTTTTTTACGCTACCTAAAATCCTAAAACGCTGTTTATGGCTATCCAACAAATGCATATTAACATAAGCAGACGAATAAGGCCCGAATAACTCGGCATACGTTGGCAAGCTATTGACGCCGTCAGGTAAAAACGGCTTCATGTCCTGAAGTAAACACATAACAAATACGCCGTTGTGACGAGAACCACCATCCATTACTTGATCCGAAGAGGCAACCTTAACGTTAATAACGCCTGAGGCTGATAAATGAAGCAATTTGATGTAATCCCTTGAACGACCATCGCCATTAATACCACGAACTGGATATTCAACAAATGAAGTAATATCCGAATTACTTCCAAGGGTCATATGTGAACCATGTTGCCGTTCAACTAGTGTATTTATAGAGAACGGACGGACAGATGGATCGTAGGATAACTTGCGAGCAACACGCAGTTTACGATACGTGTTAAGACCCCCATTGTATGGGCGTAATTTACGCTTAAATTGCCCACTGACACGACGGGGATAATTACGGGGGGTTGCTCGAGGGGTAAACATGGCTAACATTGAAAATAAGTATATTTTCTTTCACATGTTATATAATATCAACATAATCCCTTTTATAGGGACAGACCATGTTTATAATAACACTCACATACAAATCGTAGCAAATAGCTTAAAATAAAATCCTGAACGGTTGAAATGTAATTGGTTGATAACAATTACTATATGCACAATCATAGTGCACGTATAGCTGTTATACATATAACACCAAAGGGTGTTTCAGGTATTCCACATAATTTAAAGAAATTCAAATTAAAGCAGTTATAACGTTATTTGCGGCAAGCGCATTACGGCGCATTCACACCACGCGCGAAGACTAAAAAAAACGTGCGGACGAGATTGAAAGCACATGGGCGGGGGGACCACACCGCACCAAAGGCACCGGGCGCGTCCTGGT